GATATTCCCGAGTATCGTCTTAAAACAATACCCTCTAGGTAAATGACCCGTGCTAGTGATAGCATGACTGGTGCGTAGAATCGGATAACCCAAATATGATGAAGAACCTAAATCATAATATTACTATTATAAAATCTAGTTTGTCCATTCTATCAAAATGGATTGTACCTAGACTTCCAGTATCTATTATCAAGCAGAATGAATATAGAAAATATATTTTATTCTGGCAAGATAAGGTTACTTCTTATATTGTGAACTATGGTGTTTTACACGCTTCAAAACGTGCTAAAACAATCAGAGCAATCACTTTAGCATACCTTGCTGGTACGCCTATAAGGAGTGTCCCAGAAATGATATCCATTAGAAACGGTATACCTAAAGATTTAAAACCTTTAAGTTCACTTATAACTTCTGGAGATCATGTAGACATTAAATTCCTTCTTACACTTTTAAGTGTAACGAAAGTTTTGACATGTCCACCTAACCCTAATCTTTCATCAATTTCAGGAGAATCTACTTGTAATGAAGACCAGGAATGGTCTACATATATAAGAGCCTTCTTTAAAAGATTAAGAATAGAGGAAAGTTCTGTAGAGTATGAATTTAGTCAGTATCATATGAGTACCAAGACTTCTCCTAACGGAAACGGTGCTTTGGCAGATGCTGTTGGTGAACTTTTTATATTACATGAAAAGTTTCCTACACTCTACCAGTCCATACAGGTTCTTGGAGGTGATAACCTCAAAGAAAAGATGGACACACTAGTAAACCGCCTTATTGTTAAACCCAATATTGGAGATAAGGTAAGAAGATTATCTTATATATCTGATAAAGAGTGTAAAACAAGAACGGTCGCTATCCTGGATTACTGGAGTCAGACCAGTTTAATTCCTCTTCATGAGTCTTTATTCAAGATTCTAAAGTTGATTAAATCTGATCAAACCTTCAACCAAGGAAGTTTCGTTAATAGGTTAAATCGAGGGCCTTACTTTAGCTTTGATCTCAAAGACGCGACAGATAGGTTTCCTATCTCTTTACAGAGAAAGGTCCTAAACTATCTAATCGGAGAGAAAGCAGCTGAAGCTTGGCAAACAATTCTAGTCCACGAACCATATTACACTCCAGAAGGAAACCCTATTAAATATTCAACAGGGCAACCTATGGGTGCTTATAGTTCTTGGGCCACATTTGCAATTACTCATCATTTAGTTGTTTATAGAGCGGCATGTATGGCTGGCAAGCCTTACTTCCGTGACTATGCACTTCTTGGTGACGATATTGTAATCTGTGACCGTCAAGTATCTTTGTATTACGAAAAACTAATGTTAGAATTAGGCATTGAATTTTCAAAGACAAAAACTTTTAAATCTGAAAAGATGTACGAGTTTGCGTCTAGAATTTTCTTAAATGATTGCGAAGTTTCACCATTCTCTTTAAAAGGAGTTTGGGAAAGTTGCTCTCAGCCTGCTTCAGTAGTAGAATTTCTACGTACAATGCAGAACAACGGATGGAATTTACTCAGAGATGGAAATATCCCCGGCCAGATAAGATCTTTAATACGTTTAACAGGAAAACCGGTTTTTAGAAAACACGATTCACTGATAGACGCGTTCTACCAACTACCTCTAAAGGTATTCTACAAAAAGGATAGTCACCTCTCGGCGATTCCTTTGTTGCAGAGTCTCAGCTGTTTTCCAAATCAGTACATTCAAAGATTACAGAATGCTATGATTGAAATACTTACTGAGAGAGTAGAAACTAAGATCGAAGAAATCAATGATATCCACATGTATTGGCAAATAGCCTTAATGGGAGATCATGACGAAATCTTCAAGTCTTCGCCTGGCGACGATCCTGTTCAGCCTGGTGTTCTTCCTCTCCTAGGATGTTGGTTCAGACTCAAGAGAAATACTAGAGTCTTAGCCGCCGAGTTAGCTGAAGCTTACATGGACGAGTATAACGAACTACCCCTTGAAAGATGGGTAGAGTTATTTACAGATCTAAGTAATATTCCAGATATTCGGAAAGTCTTTAGAGAGAGAAAACATAAGCAGATCATACTAACTTCTTCATCTCTTATCTTATCTGCTCTGAAAAGAGCGCGTAAGTATTAGACTGGAAGCTTTGTACAGGGGATTTGCACCCCCCGGGAGCCCTTTGATTTAAGTCAAAG